CTCCTTAACCTCGTCCATGTATTGCAGCATGGGGAAGGCGGCCTGAGACACGTTCGGCGTTACGAACGGCTGCACAGCACCCTGCGACTTCATACGGATGATGCCGCCAACTTCGGTGTTCAGAACGTCTTCAATCGAAGCCTGGCCTTCAACCACACCCATGCGCGGGTAGATGGACTGAGCCAAGCTATCCAGCGTGTTGCGCATGATTGACGACTTGATGCGCTGAATGTCCATCACAACGTCTGCAACGGACATACCGAAGAACGTGTGAGGCTCTGGGTCTGGGCAGAAGTCAAAGAAAGGATGGTCGTCTACGGCTTCCTGATGGAGAACCTTGTAAGCAGAGCCGCCAACGCAGACCTTACGAAGTTCCGCAATGCCGTCACCGTCCATGTCAACGTAGAGATAGCCCTCAATGTAGAGAACCTTGCGTGAAGATACGTCAGTACGGCCAGCGCCAAGGATGGTCGCCTGCGGATTGCGGTCAAACGCTTCCTGGTTGCCGTCGAAGTCGTCCTGCGTCTCGTAGCCCAGGTTCTCAACTTCGTCCTGCTCGTAGCCCATAGCAACAAGCTCAGAGACAGTCAGATAGCGGCGATGGCCGATAAACTCAAAGTCGTTGATGGACTTAGCGCGCCGGTCAATCAGAAGCTCTTCAGGCGGCAGTGCAGCAACGTTCAAGCGGCCTTCTTTGGTCTTGCGGACCACTGTGGCGCTGTAGACAGGAAGCTGCACGACTGTAGCGATGCCTTCAGGGGTCATCATCTCAGTCTCGGAGTATTCTACCTCAACCTCACGAAGCTCAACTTCGGGGTCGGACATGAGAACCATGTAGGCGTTCTCGTCGATGCCCTCAACTTCGTAGGTCTTTACGTCTTCCTTCTCATCCCACCAGACCTTGCCGAAGCCGTTCTTGCGGATGAGAGCGTCCTTGAACATCGCATAAGCGTGCGTGAACAGGCTGTTGTCGCGTGTCAAACAGTAGTTGACATAATCAGTGGCTTGCTCGGCCACCTGAATGTCTTCAGCGCGGTTCGGAGCATATTCCACCACGTTAGACGAGCCAAAGAACACCCGCATGATGCTCGGCATGATAGCCTGCACTGTATCGCGGACATCCATCGACACGACCTGAGAGCGTCCCTCCTCTTCGTTTCCGAAAGGCTCACCCTTGTAATACTGCCCAGCTTCTGCGCGCTCGGGAGAGATAACGTCATCAATATAGGCTTGTGCGTCATCAATCTCGCCAGCGACGATGTTCTGAAGCTCTTCATCAGACATAGCCTCTTCTTCAGGCATATCGACTTCGACTTCCATGCCGTCCTCCATCTCCATAGAGACTTCGGGCATAGCGTCTTCCATTTCAGCCATCGTGGGCTTTGCGTTCTTTCGATATGCCATAGTTTCGCCTTACTTCTTTTTCGACTTGCCTGCTTCAGACAGGGCAATCGCAATGGCCTGCTTGCGTGACTTAGCGAGAGGAGCCTTCGCAGGGCCTTTAGGGTTTACGCCAGCGTGCAACGTCCCACGCTTGTATTCCCCCATAACCTTTGCGATTTTCTTTGCAGCCGCATCCAGTTTCTTCATACCACAATCCTTTACCGCTTGGCATTCTTAGCAGTTTTCGCAGCCGCCTTAAATGCAGCCGCAGTGGGAGCGCCCTTAGTCCCCGGCTTGCGCATCTTTTCGCCGCTACCAGCTTTAATCCGCGCACGCTTCTCTGCGATGTTCTTATAGAGGCCATTCTTCATTTCTTTGCCTTGTTTCTAGCTGAAATGGCTTTGGACTTGGCTTTCGCGTCTGCTTTAGATGACGCACCCCACGCTTGCAGCGATAAGAGGAGGCGGGTTGGCTTTCCCTTCTCATCGCGCTCCGGTCCAGGCATATTGCCCATGCGTGCTAAGAATGATGCCCTCCGAGGATTATCACCAGATTTAACAGGCGCTTTAAGGTTCATCCCCTGCGCTTTTGCGGACGCACGACCTTTGGCGTTTAAGCCACCAGACTTGTTCTGGCCTTCCTTTCGGGTCCATGCAGGAGACTTCATCAAACAATTCCACGGATATTGCGCTTTATAGGCGTATAACCCATTTGTTCGCGATGCGCTATGGCAAAGTATCTTGCAGCGTCTGCGTAGTGTGAAGTCCAGTCGTGATACGGGTGAGACTGAAACTCTTGGCGTTTGTCGTCGTAGATGCGGCGATACATACGCAGCGCCTCAATCGAACCAAGAGCGCGGCAAAAGCATCCTGAGAGCCTGAATGCCGTCAATCACATCCATGCGTGGAGCAATCTCGATGTTACGCAGGCCAAGCTCTTGTAGAACCTCTAAGCGGCTCTTGCCAGTTCCAAGCTCACGGACACGAACGTCATGCGGCAGATAGTGGTTTCCCCAGACGTATGGCTTGTCCTGTAACTGCTTCACATACCAGTCGAGGCCAACGCCTTCACCTTTGAGACAATCAATCCAGCGGGTTTCTCCCCCGTGCGCTTGGACGAACCAGATGACGGTGCTGTCGGACATACCCAAGTCCCAAGCAGTGTGGACTGGTAGAGATGGGTCATAAGGAACAGATGTAATTCGAGCTTCTGCGTCTGCATCTGAAAACTCTTTTCCGTAGTAAGCCCCTCTGATGGCTGCGTCGAAGCTGCACTCGTATTCCTGATTAAACTCGTCTTCGCTCATCATGCGGCGAGCGTCATTGAGTTCCTTGTTGTCCAGAAGGCCAGTCTCGGAAGCCTTCAGCATCAGACGTGACCAGTCTTCATCCTGCTCTGCGTTCTGCCACAGGTCGTAGAAGACGTTCTTACCCTTGGGCGTTCCAATGAAGATGGCCCAGCCTTTGCGGTCTGACAGCGCAGGGCGAATAACTTGGGTCCAGACAGTCGGGTTCATGTCACCAAACTCGTCCAGCACACATCCATCAAGATAGATACCACGCAGTCGATCGGGATTATCAGCGCCGTAGATGCGGATACGAGCGTTGTTGTTCGGTAGCTCAATCCAAAGCTCTGAGGCGTTTACCTTGCGCTCGTCACCAAAGCATTCGGTGTATTCCAGCAGATACTGCCAGGCGCTGTCTTTGGCTTGGTTAAGCTGTGGCGCGATGTAAGCGAAACGCGGGTTAGGCTTAATGCAGCACGCAGCCTCTTTGATTAGGTCGTTAACACACGCAACTGTCTTGCCAGCGCGTCGATGTGCAACGACAATACCCCACCGCGTCTCCCGCATATGGAGTGGCATGAACTGCTTTCGCGGCTCATACGGGCTTTCGATATATGTTAGCTCGGTGTCTTCCACACAAGCGCGCCCCTTACCGCGATGTTGCCTTCAATGTCAGCTTTGATCTGTAGCGGGAGGACTTTCGGATAGATAGTCGTCCAGAACGCACGCTCGTTAACTTGGTTCTCTCTAGCCCATGCAACAAGGCGCTCAGTTCCGCCAAGCTGTTCTGCTGCTTGAGAGATGACGTTCTTAGCTAACTGCGTGGTCTTGTTAGGCACGCCTTTAGGTCTGCCGGGACCGCCAGGGTGACCTTCAACAAACCTTCCGTTACTTTCCATTTTTTTAATGGTGTCTTCCATACCGCCTATTTCGTATTAGCGCGGTAGTTTGTCAACACTGCACCGCAATCACACCAAGAACGTATGTCTCCCCAGCGTGTCACGGCGCAGTTTATGTGATGCTTAATCGTATTTGAGGGTTCGCATGGACTTCTTGAAGCGTCCCTTTTCATCTCTGTCTGTATATGTTCGGATGTCATCCTGTAGTTCCTCGATGCGTGCGCCTAGGTAAATTGCGCATACAACATAACCGAATACGAAACCTGCGAATAAACCACCTGCGATATAAGCTAGTTCAATCATCTCTTTCTCCTTCGTTTGTTTACGCCTTACAACTCCTCAAGCTCTCCGTAGAGTTCCCTGTTCGTTAATACCCAGTTCATCTCAAGCCTACGTGCTTCTCGGACTAAGCCGATATATCTACGCCTCGCTCTTTCGATTTGCTCGGGCAATAGCGCCCTTCTGTAGCTCAGATACTTTTTCTCTCTGTCCGTCATCTAACTCTCCGCTGACATATTGATGCACCCGGTGCATTGAAAGGAAGTCAGCACAAGCCTCAATTTTGTCCTCTTCGCAATGTGCATTATCGTATGCGTCTAGCATCCATTCCATATGCTGCTTTAGCCATACAGTTACGATTTGATCAGCTAGGTCGTTATCTACTCGCAGGACGATTGGGTCAGTCATTTCCTTCTCCCAGTGCTGCGCGGGCAATGGATTGCAAGTCTGCTATTGCATCCTCTGAAAGCCCGTCACGATATGCGCCAAGCCACATCAAGATGCGCTGCCCAGTC